TGATCTCTTGCATGGGTATGTCAACCACATTGGCATGTTTCTCGTTAAGCAGGATACCCGCAGCCACAGCACACGCACAACCCGCCATCCAGAAGCGCTCATCATTGGGGGCGTTGAACTCGTCGTACATCTGGCGTATGGTTTTGGGCAGCAGCGTCTTGAGGTAGTCCACGTTACTTACAAAGTACCGCACCAGAACATCGCCAACTACAGCGTAGTTGTTCTGTAGAGACTTGATGATCTCTATCTCCTCAGTGTTCCAGTCCAGCTTCTCATCCATGCCGTACTCTATCAATCGGCGCAGTTCACCTTCAGAAGAGTGCTGCCTAGCACCCGTCATGTAATCCACGGCGGGGCGGTTCGATGACATGATGGCAATGGTCTGCCATATGGACAGGTTCAGACGTTCCTTGTTTGCGCCTGACTCCATACGTTCTTTGCCGCGCCCTTCGCTCATACTGAAGAGGAAGGCAGGGAACCACTCGAAGTCCACACGGTTGTTGGTGGTGATCTCATCCGTGATAAGTGGGTTGCTGCGCAGCAAGCCAAGCCGTTGCTGCATAGCTACGGCAGAAGTTCCCGACCCAGTGCGGTAGTGCACCGGATGCCCCCATACAGAAGCCGCAGTATCTAGCGCCAAGGATTTGCCAGTACCCGACTCGCTTGAGGCGCAGTGGACCGTCATGCCGTACAGACCTGTGAAGCGCATCAACGGAGCGCCAGCACCGAACAGCAGAATCGCAAGGTGATCCCACATCTTGCGCCTGATCATCATGTTGACGACTTTGACCCAGTTTTCAACTACACCAGTAGGCTTGGTGTTGGCGATGATGTTCTCTAGTCCGGGCATAGGGACTTCGATAGGCTCCTCACCTTTTCTGTAGATGCACCCGGCAAACACGTAGCTGTCATCGTCCTGCCAGCCATAACTCTGCGGAATTACTATGGGGTTCTTTTCAGTACTCAGCTTCTCCACACAGGCGCGGATGTAGTCGTACAGATTCTTGTCGTTGCCAGCCCCAAACGAAGCAACGATGTTCTGGTTCATCAGGTATTTGATTGTCTCGTCCTTACTCGCTACCGCTTTCTGCGGGAGCATTACTTCTTGGACGATGCTGTTACGTGTCGCAAACAAGTGAACTAGGTGGTCACCACCGTTGTTCAGGATGTCTATGGGAAACACATCATAGGGCAGAAGCATCACGTGCTTCTTGGTGATGTTGCCCTGCTGGTCTATGTCTTCTTTCTCTACAAACACACCACCGTTCTGACCGTAGGCATAGCCACGTGGTGGTTCAGGACGCAGTACTGAGCGGCTTTTCTTCTCAGGTACAAGCGAGACTTCAACAACTTTAGCTTCCGTGCTGACCGCAGTCTCGCGCCCCAACGCCAACGGGTTAGTGATCTTGCCCCAGTGCGGACACTTCTCACAAACACCGGGGTTGATAGAGTCGAACGACACGCAAGAGTACGGCCCCTTAATTTGGTCCAGCTTCTGACGCATGCGCTCATGCTCGTACGGATGTAAGTCGGACAACCAAACCGCAGCCTTCTGCCCGTCTTCGCACTTCTGAGCGATGCTCAGTGTGGCACGCCACAGCGGCTCCATCTCTTCTTCAGCAGCGTTCTCGATGTAGTGCAGGATTTGACCGCAGCCTAGCCCGTCCTTCGTTTTGTGCAGGATGGTTTTAAACTTGGTGTGGCTGTTCTCGAACAACTTAACCGCTGTAGCAGAGTGTTTGACACTGGATGGCTTGGTCCCCGGCAGTTGCAGCGATGCCGCTGGCAACGCCGGTACTGGAGACTTGAGCCCGCTGATGATGAGGCTCGACAGGTCTTGGAAATCAAACGTATCCCCTTTAGCTAGTAGGCGGACTGGGCGCGGCGTAGCGTACTTAGCCTTGAAGTTGGTGGTGTCAGGCACACGCAGGATACGCGCTGCATCAGCAGTCACGCTCATGTCGATACGCATATCTTCCTGCTTGCACAGGCGCTTTAACGCTTCGGCTACAGGCTTCCACCGAGCAACCTCCACGTCCTCAGTCAACGGCCAGTACACGTGCAGCCCACCACCAGACCCCACGATGTACGGCGTGCCAAGCAGGTCCAGCCCTGTCTTAAACATGAAGGACTTAAGGGACTCCGCTGCTTCCTTCTTGGACGCATAACCGTCCATATCAATAAACAGACTGCGCAAGAATCTAGCGTTCTCAGCTTTGCGGCTCCCCGCTTCGGCAAATGTAGCTAGTGCGAAGTAACAGTCTTTCTTGCTATCGTGCCAAGATGTTATGGGCGTTAGTAAATTCTCCAGTGCTTGTTCAAAATCGTGCTCCTTTTTCGTTTTTGTATAGCCAACTGCACAGTAGTACCCGGAACCCGGGGACGGCAGGACTACCGCTAGAAACTCAAGCGGGGTCATAACAATCCTTCAGGTTACGTGGTCAGGAAAAGATCAAGTTGTCGTTCGTCTTTGGGCGGGAATTCATCTAAGGGGGCTAGTGCAATAAAGCGGTTCAGCAACTCAACTTGCCATAAGTAGTCTAGACCTTCGGCGCTGTCAAGTTGGTTGGAGCAGTGGGTGATCAACTCTTTGTTGCTCAAGGTTCTAGGTTGTATTCTTGACATATTTTTCTCCAAGCATCGTCCGCAGTGCGTGACGATTGCATAATTTTTAAAAGAAGCTCTACACGATTTTGGTAAGCGATAAACACGTCCTTACCCTGAAACCAGTTGTAGACCGTTTGTCTTGTGACGCCAAGTGCTGCCGCTATCTTTGTAACTGGGAAGTTAAGATGTATCGCCCATCGCCCCAACTGATTGCCGGGGGTTTTAGGCGCTGACAGCACGGTATCTATTGTTTTATTTGAATAAGCCATATTGGGTGGGGGTACTCGCTGCGTCTACTCGTGGATGACCCCACATTGTTGGTAGCATCCGCTTTCCCCCCTAAACTCCTTACTCGTCGTCCCAGTCAGCCACGATGTCGGCTAACTTGCTTTTCTTAGCGGGTACTGCGGTCTCTTTAGTTGGGGCTTTGCGAACTTCCGGCTCATCGTTCTCGTCTTCCTCAACTACAGGAGCGGCCTTGGCTTTCTTGGCTTTCTCCGCCTTTTCAGCTTTCTCCGCAATCGGTGCATACGCAGGTGCGTCTTCCTCTTTGGTCAAAGCACCCATAGGGCGGCTGCCTTCGAGCTTCAGGGGTTCTGCTTTGGCGCTGGGTGGAGCAACAGTCATAACCACCGCACGCTTGGCATCCTCAGAATTGGACTGCTCCAACACAGTTTCGTACTCGGCATCCTCTAACCAGCGAACGGGTTGGAAGTACAGCTTGGGGCTTTCAGCCTTGGTATCGAAACGCATGCGTGTAACGATCTGCTCGGGATTGATGGGAGGGCTTTGCAGTGCCAAGTAACGAGCGAACGCTTGGAGCGGACGCTTGTCTCCCTCTTCTTTACCGAAGATAGAAGTCGCTGGCAGCGTAAGCTGCAACACATCCCCTGTGGGGTTATCTGCCAACACAACAGCAAGGCGCTGTTGGAAGCGGCAAGCACGGCTGTTGTTCTGTCCTGAACCTGCTACGTTCTGTGGGCATGCCATGCATGTGCTGCACTGTGGGTCTTTGATAGAAGCGTCTGGTTTTTCACCATCGTTGCTCCAGCAATCAGGCCCTGCAATGTTCTCTGCGTCATAGGACTTAGCATAGAAAATGCGGTTGACCTTGGGGGCTGCCTTAACAATGATCACGTCAAGATGTCGATCATCAATCGATGCGATTTCTTTACTGCCAGCTACCAGACGGAACACACCACCTTTGATAGAGATGCGCTTGGTGCTCTGTATGGTGCTGCCCCCTGTAAGGGCTTTAGCTGTCTCAGACAGTTCATTGTTACGGGCGAATGCGGGAACTTTAGATGCGTTAAAAAGCGTTACGTTACTCATGAGATTACTTTCTAGACTTGGTTACACGAATGTCGAACTCAGTTACTGAGTTCATGCCCGGTGGTAAAACCCCCGGATTTTCTTCAAGGAAGGTCGCCATGTTGGTCTGTGCGATGCGCTTCTCCAGCAAATCCAAAACATCATGCTCAAGAATAAAGCTCTTGAATGCGTCCCAGTCTTGCGTGTTGTAACGCGTCTTAGTCACCAAGGAGACCGTCCCAGAAGTAGTATTGACCGTCTTCAAACCTTCGGCTTTCATCCGGTCTTTTATAGCCATGCGTATTTCAGCACGCTGTTCTTCAAGCGCTGCGATCTGGCTATCTAAAGCCTCGATCTTGCTCTTGATCTTTCCATGAATACCCACCAACCTATCTATGTTGATGTCGTCTTCACTGTCCTTTTCGTTCATTGCTTTCTCCAATTTTGTTGTCAAGGGTTAGACAGTTTACAGGGATTTTATAGCTTTGCAACTCCTTTCAAGAATTAATTTCGTGTTCAAACATTTGAGTCAGTAGTGAGTTGTCACTTACTTTCCCTTCGAGCGCTTTGAACATACGCTTCTCTATTGGTGAGCCTTGAATGTGCACCACCGTAACTTTAGTGGAGTCCTGTCCTTTGCGGTCAGCCCGAGCAATACACTGAATGTACTGCTCCACACTCATCAGAGGACCGTAGAACACCACCGTATCCGCAGCAGTCAACGTGATACCGTGCGCAGTAGCCTGCGGCTGCATGACCAACACCCGTGGGTCTTTGTGTTTCTGAAACCGTTGGATGATGTCGCCTCGTTTGGTGGCCGTCACACCGCCGTGGATAGTCTCTGTTGGGATACCACGCTTGTTCAAGTGGGCGTAGATGGCATCGATGGTGCTGCGAAACATGGCGAAGATAATAACTTTGCGGCTCGTCTCATCAAGAATCTCTTCCAACACCGCCAGCCTTGGGGCAGCATCGAACTCGACAACCTCTTTGTCATCCGTGTAGGCAGCACCGCATGAAATCTGTAACAGCTTGCTCACTCCAGCAGCGGCGTTGACCGCAGTGATGGTTTCTCCCGCAGCTTGTACGAGCATCTTGTCTTTGAGCATGTCGTAGTACTTCTTCTGTTGCTGTGTCAACGGCACATCACGCGTCATCGTAATGACCGGCGGTAGGTCAAGGCACTGTTCTTTAGTGAATCGAATGGCGGGTTGCAGTGCTTCATGAACAAGCTCTGATGCGTTGGGTTTGGGAGCCCACTTAAACATGGTGATCTTGTTCATCACTTGATCACGCCAAGATGTAAAGAACTTAGGTATGTTGTCTGGGTTGACCAGCTTGGCTAAACCGTAGGCATCCGCAGGCGACTGCGAGGCAGGTGTCCCCGTCATCATCCACAGCATTGTGTCTGGGCGTACGATGGACTTGAGAGTCTTCCACCGTTTTGTTGTGATGGTCTTGTATGCGTTGGCTTCGTCCACGATGATGAGATCAAACTTACCGTTGGCGTTAATCTCTTCTGCAATTAAATTGAGCCCGTCATAGTTGCAGATCACAAACTCGTAGTCTTGTTGAATCATTTCTATACGCCGACTAGCTTGCGCGTGGTGCGCAACTATGGCGGATCGGTGGATGATGCTGTTGTTCAGGTCACCTAACCAAGCGCTGTGCATGATCGATAGGGGACACAAAATTAAACAACGTCTGACATCACCGCGCTGCATCAAGTAGTCCGCCGCCCATAGTGCCGATAGTGTCTTGCCTGTCCCCGGCTCGCTGAACACAAACGCTTTCTTATGCAGCGTCAGGAACGATGCAGTTTCTATCTGGTGCTCCATCGGCTTGAACTTGCCGGGCCACTTATACCGTCTAGTGATGGGGGATGGTGCGTTCTTGACCCCTAAGTTTCTGAGCACGCGCACTTCATCCAAACCCCAGAACACCGCAACCTCATAGCCGCCGTTGCATGGCGTGACTTTGTGTTTAGGTATGACGCTGTATTTATGTGGGTTTCGCGTTCGGAATAGTAAGGCTTTGTTATCAACAATCTCCATCTGCTTTCTCCATTTATTATTTGTTATCGCCTTGGTTTGCTGATTTGTTTCGCAGTCTCAGGTTGCCCGGAGTAGTCTTGCCGCCTTTACGTAGCGGCACTTTGTGGTCGATGTCTTTGCCTGCACGGTCGATACCTTTTTTGTCGTACAACCTGCGGGCCTTCTGCCGTTCAAGTTGATCTTCAGTCTCACCGTTTTTCTTTTGAAGTTTGTAGGCGTGTTTGTAATCACGCTTGCCGTTTGTCTGCATGTTAGTTCCTTTTAGTGTTGTACTCGCAAGTCTTGACCGCGCACCACCCGCATAGGGGTGTCGGCTTGGGGTTCCACACATTCGTCTCGTGCGCCTTCTCGATACGAGCAACCCGTTCGCGGTAGTCTGCCCATGCATCGGGGGCTTCACCCACCAGCATACTGGACTTCACCATGTCGTTCTTTAAAACAAACAGCAGTGCCGAAGTCACGCGCCGTATATGTGGGAAGTGCGTGAAGACCATGAGCGACATCAACGTCAGTTGATCCCTGTCAGGATACTTGTTGTTGCCTGTCTTGTAATCCACCACACGTG